AAAGCGTCGCCTACTCTAGTCGTGCCGTTCTTATCTTTGTACTTTCCTGTTTCCATTAATACGTCCAGATTACATTTTGAGCCTTATCGCTATCACTATCTACATGAATAAAAGAGTTAGATATACCCATACGATTGAATCCTGCGTCTTTTAACGCCGAAACTATTATAAACCTAGCTCTAGACTCATTACAAGCTATATCGACGGCTAAGCCTCTCGTGTGGCTGCTAGAGTTAACGCCTCCGACCTTTGCGTTATGCTCAAGCGTTCTGTAACCAGAATTTATTTTAAAAGGTATGCCTGCTATATCTCTAGCTTTGTCTAGCATTTCTAGAAAACAACTATCCATATTAACGCCAGAGCCTTTAACGTCTGGACTATCAAACTCGTTTATATTAAAATTCCTCATCTAGTTCTCGATTATTAATTTCGTTTTCAATTCTTTTTCCCTCTCGCTCGACTCTACCGTTTAGCGTTTCATTTACAATTTTAACGCCTAGATATACAATACCTAAAATAGATAGTACTAATTGCGCAATACTAGAGGCGCTCGCAATATCAAAAGAGGTAATTGTGTTAGCCATGCTCATACCCCAAAGTCCAAGCGTCATATAGTCCGCGATTATTTTGTACATTATTCTTGTGTTTTAGGTACTTCTGCATCTCTTGCCCATCCGTAAAAGCTATGTGCTGCTTTGTCCGCTGGAAATACCTCATATGTACCGAAACTTAATAATTCGCTACTCATAACATCTATGGCATAGCCGTCATAGTAAACTGCTGGTGTGCTTATATTACCATCTGCATCATATGTTGCTGTTATCTTTACCACTTTACCGATATACACAACCGCAGCGGTATTTTTAGCAAAGACTATTTCGTTTTCTACTTCTAATATTACCCCTAAATTTAATAGGTAGTCTTTCCCTTGTTGTTCTGTTGGAAAATTCGTTTTATATATTTGCATCATATCGTTGTAAGTAAAGTTAATTCCTCGTCTGTTAAGGCTTCTGAAAACACGGCTATTGCTTTGGTCTTTCCGTAAAAATCATCTCCTCCATTAAAACTCCCAAAATCTAAGTTACTGATTGAAGCTGAAAAAGAGCTTCCACTTGTAATAGTACTCCCGACTTGAAGCCCATTTACAAATATTTTAAATTCATTTAATTTATAAGAAAAGGCTATTTTATTAAAATCTAAATTATTAGCTAATGAGGTGGTTGTGTTTACGCTGTCCACGTTGCCGCTACGAAATCTAATCTGAAAATTGTTGTCACTTCTATATCTGAAGAATAAATAATCTGTAGTACCGCCATTGTTTAAGCTTATGTATCTATTTGTACCATCATCTGCCAAAGCTGCTATCTCTGCATATAAAACACCCTCTGTACTATTTATTGTTGAAACACTACCTCCATTGGTACATAAATCTTGGTTTCTCGTTTTTTGGGTTCCATCTGTGGGAATATAGCTTGTGCTATAAGTTTGGTTTTCTAGTTGTGCGCCGAATATTATATTTTTTTCTGTTCCATTAAAATCAGCTACACCAGCGCCGTCACCATCCGTTAATTGAACTCTAAAAGTAGCAATACTATTTGAATTTACTGCATCAATAATTAAAGACAATCTATACCAACCATTGCCATAATTTTCAATTTTAGCTTTAGAGGGTGTACCCGCAGCTCCTAAAGTACCATTAGAAATATTATAGTATGCTTGTAAAGTCGATGACGTTGCTCCTGTTGAAAGTATTCTAATAAAATCTATATTGTCTTTTTTTAAAAAAACAGAACCTACGTAGCTTGTACCTGCTGCCGATGTAAAGGAGTAGGCTATTCTTGGGGTTATATTCGTGCCTATAGGTGCTTGTAAATAAGATGCGTTTAAACTACCCGTTGGCGATATTTCAGTATTCAAATCAATAGTTGCTCCACCCTCTTTAATCCAACTACTATCGCTAAAAAGTTCCGATTGTGTTATTAGGTTTGTACTCTGATTTTCCCACAACCAGTGCCCGCAGCCACTATCTGGAATTATATTACCGCTACCATCATAACTGAAACCCTCGTAGTTTATTCTCGGTAGGTTATTTGCAACTACTTCAACTAGACCTAGTGAGTTTATTCTTGTTCCCTCAGTAGCACGTGAAAATTGAAAATCTCCGCTCCCGTCCTCTGGTTTAACGCAAAGCGCCTCTCCGTTATTGTAGGCGGTTGGTGTTAACACGATACTCGCACGCTCTAGTAAATTTGCCATATTATTGTATTTTTTCTATTTTATCTAAAATTGCGGTAGTACAAGTTTCATTTTCGTAATATGTTGCACGCGCTTGTAAGCTCGTGAGCAAAGTCGGGATACCACTCCCGAATAACATCATTATTACTCTGCGCCTACTCATTAAAGCGTAGAATCAAAGTAAGAATCTAAAGCCGTTTTTAAAGCTGCAAAACTTGCGTAAGCTGTGCCTGCCTCGTCTTGTAAATCCGAGAAGATAGTTTTATCTAAAACAGCCACGTTATTGGTTGTTTTAATAATAATAAAATCCCCTTGCTTTTGTCTTTGTATTTCGCAATATGCTGGGTATCTGTATTCGATGCCGTTTAATATTACTAGCTCCTTTGTTACTGAATCGACGTAAATTTTCATTTTTTATATATTTATTAAGTTGTTACTGTTATACTCCACCCTTTAGCCTCTAGGCTTGCTTTTGCTGCTAGACCTACAGAGCTAGGCGCTTGCCCTCCCGTTTGTGTAAACGTTCCGTTTATCTGCCCTGCGAAATCTATACTCTCAAGTATGCCGTCTATTGATTGCGTATTTAAAGCCGTATCTCTAAACGCCTCTGTGAAATTTGTTGCCGTACAATTATCAAAAGCATGAGCAGGAAATGACTTTAATAATACGCAACTTTGCCAAGCGCTATCCAAATCCGTAGCGCTGCTAAAATCTAATAAAGGAAACTCTGTTAATACGGAGCAATCTCGCCAAGTATTAATAAACTCCTCGCCTTTGCCTGTATTTATAAAAGGGAAACTTGTTAAAGCTTCGCAGCCGTCAAAGGCTTGCTCGAAATTTGTTACATTTCCAAAGTTACCCTCGTCTGTTGCGGTTATAGTTAAATTTTCGCAACCCACAAAAGCAAGCTCTTGAACTGTAGAGCCTTGTCCGTATATCCCGAAATTAGATAACTCTATTATTTTAAGGCTATCCGCCTCTGCCTCGTAATCAAACGCAGGAAATACTCCCGAAATACTTACTTTATGTATACCAGAGCCGCTTGGAAACGTGATTGTATGGTTTCCTGTTAATCCCGTAGCGTTATATCCCTCGTCTGTTGTTACATCATATAAAAAAGTACCTGCTCCCGTTACAATATTAAAGGTATTTGACGTTGCTATGATGTCGGTATTCACATTAAACTCTAAAAAGTTAACGCTTTCGCTGTTAAATATTGTAAAATCTGTATTAAAATTACTTAAAAAATACGCTTGGTTATCCTCTCTCGCTTTTAACGATATAGTCGAGCCATTCATTGCGTTTTTTTCTCCTCCAGTACCTGCGTTTATTGTAACCTCGCCGCCATTCCAAAGACCTATGAGCCTATAGTTACCGTTTCGGTCTAATATGATAGCGCAATAGTCTTGATACATCAATTTAAAAGCGTTCAAAGTCTCAAAGCTACGAGGCAATGTAAAAGATAAGTCTTGAGACCATTCAATACCGCCGTTTGTAATTGTAGCGTTTTCGGTAAAGCTAATATTTACAGCCTCATACTCGTAAATCGTAGTACTTGGGAAACTCGTAATATTTTGCGCGTCGGGATTGTTCACTATAGAGCCACCTCCGAAAGTAATATCCGAAACCCCATATTTTACGTATGGAAATAGATACACCTTATCGATGCCGCCTTGAAAATCCTTACAAGACTCTGTATAACCTCTTTGTATAGTACAATTCGCCATATATTAAAACTTAATTATGTCCTCTGGACTCTGTGGGTATGGGTTTTGCATTCTATTTGACGGATTACCAAAAAACCAACCGCTGCGATTTGATACGTGCGTCGATGCGTCTACGCCGTCCTGCGTTGTTTTATACTCTGTAATATGGTTTAATACTATCCAGTCGTTAAACCTATCTATAAACGTGTCCGCCATGCCTGCATAAGTATTCGATAACCTAGTCAACTCCTCCGCGCTCATTAATTGAGCATTGTCTGCGGTATGCGAAACGCTGCCTCCGTTAGCTACCATATAGTTACTAATTAGCACAAAGTTTGCAACTGTTTGAAATTTGGTTATCGGTTGCACATATTTAGTGTATAATTCAAGGTATAATCCTGTTAAATTATTAGCCGTTGCGCCTGCTAGTATTACGTCGTAAAGTTGCTGCCCTAATAACGGGAGTATTGTTGTATTCATTACGTCGGAAATCACAAACACAAAGCGGTCATTGTCAACTCCTCCGCCTACAATCGTAGTTTGTTTAATTTCTGTCGGTGATATAAAGAGAAAATCTGCCATATTATTTGTATCTGCCGTTATCTGGTTTGTCTATTTCTGCGATTGCAACGTCTTTTGCATTTTTTACAGGCTTATATCCTTGTCTTTTTGCCTCGTTTACGTTTACAGAGGTTGTCTGTTGCATCGCTCCGCCTCCTTTAGGCTTTCCGTCCTCGTTTAATTTCTTTTTAAATACTCTACGTTCCCAACGATGGTAACAATTAACTCCGCCACCATAAAGAAAGATGTCATATTTGCCTCCACTATGCGCAAACTTGCCATTTACACCCTGTTGGCTCATAAGCTCGATATCCTCTTTGCGGTAAACTTTGCCTGCGTCCGATAGTGAAACCATTTTATTACAGAAAGACCTAGATTGCCCTTTTGGGGTTTTGCTAGTACCTTTAGTAAATGAGTAGCGAGTTTTCCATAGCTTTGTATCCTGCTCGCTTGTTTGATTTGCAGACATTTTAACGTCGTACTCTTTGCCGTCTGTTAATTCGTATCCCTCTGGAGAGTCAAGAGCGTATTTTTCTAGTATCGCAAACAGCTCGATGTCCTCACTCATACAAACGTGAGAGCTTAACTCTGCGGTTTCCTCTTTTACCTCTACAACTTCCTCAGTCAATGGAGCAAAGTATAAATCGAGGTTAATCCCGTAGTTTATTAAAACCTCCTCTATTGCATCAAGTATAAAATCCTGCTTTGGCTTTATAACTCTCTTTATAGTTTGGCGCTCGCTCATATCCATCTCGTCGGCTACTGAGCTAAATCCGCTTGCAGACGATAAACCTACTAACGACGGCGATATTACTTTGTGCGCAGTCATTATTTGATTTTTTGCCTCAGTCGTTAGCGTTTCCCATTGCTTATGTACGTTAGTATTTACAGGAAACGGCGTTACCTCTATAGCGACCTCTTGGTCATTAAAACTGATAATAAAGTTCGAGCTGTTCGAGCTAGACGTTAGTTTACGTTTAACTTGTCTCTCGAATTCCTCTTTCTCCTCTGGAGTGTAATTAGTTCCGTTTGGTATCTGTATTATATACCCTGCGCTTAATCCGTTTTTAATAGACGAAATCTGTACGTTGGCGATTTCCTCTTCCATCTCAGCATAAACTAAAGCCGCCGTATAGCTTGGAGCGCCGAAATATTCAGCACCAACGACGTAAGGCTTTGCTACATAAACAGAGTTGCCTTTAGCAGCGCCGTAAGCGTTAAAAAGTACGGGAGTATTTTCTGCGTCGGTATATTTACGCCAATTTCTAGAAAACCAATAATGCTCTATTTCGTTTTTTTCGTTTGCAATAGATGGTATTACCATTTGCTTGGGTATGTGCGTCAGAGAATGCAACTCTCCGCCTTTGGTTTCTATAACCTCAAAGCTAAACTCTCCAAAAACTTGAAAATCTGCGACCATTTTACGCAGTTCTCTAGGTCTTAATATCGTTTGTAATCTTCCCCAATGCTCTGCGCCTAGACTTCCGCTAGATGTGCGCAATCCTTTACCATAAATAAGCGTACTATATGACTGGTTAATACTTGAGTTTGTAGGACTTCCGTTATTTCGGTCTATAATGTAATTGTAATGCTCATTATTACGCCCATTCATTACCCAATCCCTAGACTTGTCCTCCATAAGAGGCGGTCTTGTATAGCTCGTTAATGTTATTAGTTTAATATCACTCATATTTTTACCAATTATATCGGTTTGCTGTTTGCTTGTATTTCTGTGCTACCTGCGTTGTAGCTATCACTAGACCTCTGTAAACTATCTCAGTAGTTACGTCGTCCGTTAGTCTTAGCTGGTAACTGCTCTCGTCTAAAAATGTATAATGAAATGCAAGAGAGAGCTTGTAATCTCCGCCTATTGAATAGGCAGGCGTTACGTCTGTAGTCGTTCCTAAAGTACTATCCGTAATGGTTAAAGTTAACACGTTAGACGGAATATATCTAGGTATTATCTTTATTGTATGTGTACTTAAATTAGGGTTAACTATCATAAAACAAGCTTGTATATAATTAAAACAAAATATTGCTTGTATTGTTATTATTTAAACAAAAAAAAACCTTACAAATTAATGCAAGGCTTTTTTTATAGTATAAAACTAGATTAAGATACTACCGCTAAAAAAGAGGTTTGAGTAGCTGAGTCTAAAAATGGAGCTAAGTCCTTGCAAGTAGATACACCCGTTAAAGTATACATATTGCCGTCCGTTTTTGCTCCCCCAGTCGATGCCACGACTGTAAAGTCGATTCCATCGTCAAGACCTAAAGCTATATAGTTTCCGTTTCTGTCGACTACTACCGCCGAAGGGTATCCTGCTGCTAATAGATTAAACTCTGCATTTGTTGCAGCGTCCATAGATTTTAAGACAGTCGTAAGCGTTTGAGTATTTACTCTGCTGCTCGTATTTCTGTCTCCTACCATTGACTGCTCAAGTGTATTGCCGTCTCCCTCTAAAGGATAAGCAAACGCTGCCGTCAATGCTGCATTCATTGCCGTAGCCTCTCCGTTTGAAACGGTAAAAGCATCGGGTAAGCTGTCAAAGAGATATAGTGTAGACTGACCTCCGAGTCCGTCTTTGCACACTTTAGCTCGTCCGCTTGTAAGTAAACACGCCATAAGTTATAAATTGTTTTTAGTTGCGTTACACAACCGATTATTAATGTTTTAAAAAAGGGAGGCGGTTAAACCTCCCCTAGTATTTAGGCTGTTGTAGAAAGTAACCAAACAATCTCTGCTCCGTAAGAATATCCTACAGCGCCACCGAATACAGACTTGTATAATACGTTTCCGCTCAAATCTACCTCGTCAAGGTCTTTAACTCTAATAGACGTAGCGTCTGACGCTAATCCTGTACCCATTGTAATATTAGACTTCTCGAATAAAACGATAGTGTTATCTGGTAATCCGTTTACAACTTGTACAGTATAACGTCCGTATACTAATCCTGTGTTAGCGTCGCCACCTAATCCGTTAGCCGCTCCGTTTTGGATAAGTAACTTTGTGTAAGCGTCTGCAACGTCTGGAGATACGATAAAGTTTACTGACTTACGTCTTAAAGCGTAAGGTAAAGCTCCCGTCGCTGCGTCGAATGCTGCTAGTACGTTAGACGTAGAGATAGCCGCTCCGATTGCTGTAATCCCGTTGTTTGCTTTTATAACGTCTCCGTCTGCTGCAAACTGCGTAATTAATCCGCTCATTTGTCCTGCTGCTCCCGAGCCGTTCCAAATTTGGTTCTCGAACCATTCGGCTAATTTACCTGCAGTATCTGCAACGATAGCGTCTGCAATTTCTTGAGGTGTTTGGTCGTTAAAAGCAGATGCTCCCATTGACTCGCCGCTCCACGTTGGACGGAAATCTTCTTTACAGATTGTAAACTCGTTTTTAAACTTTGAAAGAGTTAGTACTTTCTCAGAGTAAGCTACTGCGTCTGTCGCTGCTGTAGTTCCACAAGCGTAATCTACAACCCCAAGAGTAACGTCTAAGTTTCTCAAGTTTAATTTGTACCCTACGTCTGGTACTACGTTGATTAATCCAAGTCTAAGAGTATCCTCTTCCTTGATAGCCTGTAGCATAATGTCTACTGCTGCCTGCCCTGCGTAATTTGATGTAATTGCCATTTTTTTATCTATTTTAAATTAATTAATTTACTTGTTTGCGTTTTTGATTATTTCAAGGATACGCCCTTGCTTTGTTAATTTTACTTGTTTCGGTTGTGAGCTAATAGGCTCAACAGACGGCTGCGCCGAAAGTGTAACAACCTGCTCTTTTAACTCTACGTTTTCAGACGTTAAAGTTTCTAGCTTAGACTCTAAGCCGCTCATTTTAATATCCATGCTCTCAGCGTAAGCCTTAAACATATCGTCTAAAATTTCTTTGATTACTTTCATAGACTCCTCGTCTGCGTTAACCTCTTCGATTACCTCGTCCTCTTCGGCAAGCTCTGCCTCTGGCTCTACCTCCTCGACTACTTCCTCGTCTACTACTTCCTCGCCCTCAGACATAGACTCTACAAGTCCGTCTTTAACTACAATCTCTCCGCCTTCGTCTAGCTTATAGCTTCCGTCGGCTAGTTGCACTTTCTCCTCGTCTGCCATTAAAAAGACAGCCGTTCCAACCTCAAGAGTTTCGCCCTCGAATTGAATATCTAGCTCTCCAGATTTTACGCTCCCTAGAGTTACCTCTATTTGTTTCTCGTTTTTGCTTACTATATCTTTAAGCAATGCAAGAATACTTTTGTTTTCTTTACTCATTTGTATATCGGTTTTTAAATTTACTTCCTCTAGTTCGACCATGCCGTCGATTGAAAATCCTCGCAGCTCGCCCGTCTTAATATAGTTATTCCAAATATCGTCGTTATCTACTTTCATAGAAACAAGCCAAGAGCCAACAGGATAACTAAGTCCATAGGCTGCGGATTTATCTTTTTTAGGGTCGGCTACTAGCCAAGACTCGGTAAAAGTTACGCCCTCTATTGGTGTATCGTGTTCTAGCTTTGAGTTTAATTGGAATCCGCTTTGAAAAAAGTTTTGAGAAAAATCTCGTATTGTTTCCTCAGAAAAAAACATCTCAAATTCGTTGCCGTTTTCGTCTACTCTATAAATTAGCTGTTCTGGTTGTAATACCAAACCCATTAAAATACGTTTCTCTTCGTCTACTTTTGCAAGTGTTACAAGTTTGTCTTGTTTTGCCATTGCAATGAAATGTTCAGCGGTGGCAGGGTCGTGTACCAATGAGATAGCAAAGACTCCTTTGCTCTTTTTATTGTATTTTCCCTCGTATCTTTTCATAGGCTATATTATACTAACAATAAATTGTTGTTTTTGTTATTTTTTTAATTAAAATCCGCTTGAGTCGATTACGTTTCTGTCTGCGCTTTGAGCTGTGGTAACGTCGCCGCTAA